ATGGCGCAGATGGAGCTGGTCACCCAGCCGATAAAGGAAGAATATGCTGCGGATGCGCCAAAATCCGAACCACAGAAAGCCCTTGAAGCCACAAAAAAGAGTAAGCAACCAAAAGATACGGAAAAGCCAAAAGCCGCTAAAACGCCGCCCAAAGAGCCGGAGCAGGAACCGATGTTCTCTGAGGGTAAGGGTGGGCAGTTGAGCTTTTTCTGATAGGAGGACAATATGGATTCCACCACACACACCACAACCACAGTAGAGTTCGTCGATTGGCGGGCCAAGGCAAAAGAGAAGCTGGAGGCAGAGGACAAGCTGTTCAAAGGCGGGCGCGCCGCCGCGAGCGTTCAGAGCTATGTGCTGCGGGCACTGCTGAACTTTGCAGATCAGGAGCCGCGTTTCGCTGAGGTCGTTTGTAACACGGAGCGCACGTTCTCTGAATGCTGCGCGGCAGTCGTGCACAATGCGGGAGAGGTTCTGTCTGACCTTGAAGCGTATCGCAAGGCCGTGCAGTTCTACTTCCCCAATGCTGAAATCTCGTTTTCGATGAACATCAATCTTACCGGAACGCCGCCGACGGAAGAAGAGATGCGGGCGCCGGCAACTATTAAACCGGAGAACGCCACCCCGAATATTCCGAAACCGCAGGAGCCGGAAAAGGAGAAGCCTGACCAGAAGAAGCCGAAACCGGAGAAAAAGCCTGCAAAAAAGAAAGAGAAGCAGAGCGAGGATTCGATGCAGCTTTCCTTGGAGGGATGGTTCTGATGGTTTTAGGATTCAAAGGTTTCAAGCCGGGCCTGATTGCTACGCTCGGCAATGGCAGCTATCAGTACCGGCCGGGCGAGGCGAGCAAGACGAAAAAAGCGAAATGCGCAAACGCAGGCTTCCATTACTGTCTGGATCCGCTTGACTGCCTGAACTGGTACGCATGGGATGGCAAAAATGAATTTTGGGCCATTGCAGCCGGCGGTGACATTGACGAGGACGATTACAGGACACGAAGCAGTTGTACCGAAATTGTCCCGCTGCGCAGGCTGAAAGAGGATGAATTTCTCTTTATGCACGCAAGGTATGCGTCTGAGCACCCGGCAGAGAAATTTGAGGACTGCTTCAAGAAACCGTTCCATATTGCGTATGGAAAGGGCAAGAAGCTGGCCGGAGAACTGGGAGAATGGCTCTGCTTCATCATCCAAGATCATCAGGAGCCCATCTGTATTGCACAGCTGATTGACGGCGTAAAGATTTTGCCGGGGAAGAACTACACGGCGGAGAGCTTGGAGGCGGCATGCAATGAAAAAGGCTGAAGAATTGAAACTTTATGCGCCGGAACCGAAACGGCCGGAGCTGGATGCGGCGCTGTCTATGTCAGTTGCCGAGGGGCAGGGCGTGGGCCGCTATATCAAGGGAAAGGTGCTGACGGTGGCCGTCTGGGACAAAAAAGAAAAGCCGCTGGTCGTGTGGCGCTTTTTCAAAGATTACTGGACGGGAGAGCTTCGCGGGAATAAGAATCCGACCAAAGGCGAGCTTTCGCCGCTTCAAATCGAGGTCAAACCCTGCCAGTGCTTGACTTGGAGAACCGAAGTGTCGGCAACAAAGGAAGAATCGGAGCTCCTGCAGAACTATTTTGATGACCGCAGACCGGGCTATCTGATTGGCATTGTGGAAGATGCGCTGTCTGCTCATACGCGGAAGAAGCGCGAAGAGCGCAACGCACGGCAGGAGGCTGAGACACAGAAGCTCTTTGAGAATCTGCCGGAGCCGCCGGAAGATCTCGGAAGACAGGTTTTGAAAGTATGCAGTGATGCGGGCTTTCTCTGGGTCACCAATGATAAGCAGAGTGTAGTTGACCCCGGCGGAGTTGAGAATAAAATCCCGATTCAGCGGGCGAGATGCGATAGCTGCGGTGGTGAATACACGCTGTCGGAACCGCTCAAGCATAAGAGTACAGTGGTGTGCGAGTGCTGCGGGGAGAAAATGCAGGTTCGCAATACCCGCTATTCGGTCAAAAGACTGTGGGCCGCAAGGACATTCCTTTGGAGCAAACCGCAGGGAGATGGGGTCTGGATTCGCCGCTATCTGGTGTATTTCGATTTCAGCAATCATCGGGCAGAACTGGAATTTCATGGCCGGGGGATATGGTGGACGGACGGAAAGACCATCAAGCAGTGGAAACGCAGCTGGAGCGAGAAAGAGGAATATATTATGTGCCAGCGCCCGAAGCTATCCGCAATGCTGACGGCACCCTCTGGCCCGTATCAGCCGTACACGTTGGCATCCCATACTGACCAATTTGAAAGTGATGTTCGGAAAGTGCTGAAATCTGAATGGATGTACCAGTACGATAACCATCTCAACTTTCCGTGGGAAGTTCGTCAGTGGGAAATCGTGAATCGGTATCCGATGGCCGAAAGCCTTGTAAAAACGGGCTGGGCTGATGCACTGTGCTCTCAGGTATACGACGAATATGAACACAGCACCCGCATCAATCTTCGAGCAAAGACCTATTACGATGTGTTTGGCTTAAATCGTCAGGAGCTGGCCGTGGTCGCACGAAGCAAAAAGTCGTTCCGCGAGGTGGATGATGCGTTGAAGTGGAAAGAAGCCGGCCTTGCAATCAATGACAAGAACATGAAGATGACGGCTAACATCCGAAATCTCTCAGGAATGGCCAAGACATTGCGGGAAAGTGGAATGACACGGAGCTTGAAATATCTCCGCCAGCAGACAAGGCGAGTCACCGGAAGCTACAACGGCCAGATTGCTCTTCAAGTTGCATCGGACTGGTTGGACTACCTCGATATGGCCGGACAGATGAAAATGAACTTGAATCTCGAAAAGGTTCGTTTCCCGCTGGATCTCAAGCGCCGCCATGATGATTTGGTTCTGGAGCGAAACAAGCAATGCCGAAAGGACGCCTTGAGAGGTGCCGCAAGCAGCATCAAAAAGGAAGCCAAGGAGCTGGAGAATCAGTTCCATATCGAGAACATCTACAAGAAAATCCGTAAAATCTACGAGTACGATGGAGCGGAATACATCATTCGGGTGCCGGATGGGGCAAAAGCCATTTTGGAAGAAAGCAGGTTTCTTGACCACTGCATCCAGCGCGGAACTAGGTACTTTGAGCGTATTGCCAAACGTGAGAGCTACATCTTCTTCATGCGGCGCAAGGCTGACCCGAATACCCCGTGGTATACCTTGGAGGTGGAGCCGGGCGGCACTGTCCGCCAAAAGCGCAGCTATAACAACGACCAGTACGCCGATTTGGAGGATGCGAAACCGTTTATTGCGGAATGGCAACAGGTCGTGCAGGGCCGCATGACAACGGCGGAAATTGATTTTGCACGGCAGTCCAAGGAAATCCGCGCACAGGAGTTTGCGGAACTCAAGGAGAACGGAAACATTATCCGCACGGGTACGAATGCTGGCAAGCTGCTGGTTGACGAACTGATGCGCGACTTGATGGAGGTGGAAAAGCGTGTCGGCTAAAATTGAACTTTCTCTCGCGCCCGCCAAAGCAAAGGGCCTTTCGGAAGATGAACGTCTGGATTTGGGGCGGCTGCTCCTGAAAGCGGGATACCGAGTTGATATTGTACGCCGCCGCCCGAATACCAATCCGGGCACCCAGTACGAATATTTCATGGTTTTGGACAAAGGAGAGAATAATGCCTGACACCCGGAAGAATCACAACCCCAGCGGCGCGCCGGATCCTACACGGGTTCGGGCAGAGAGCAACATCCAGAGGGAAGAAGCTCGTGTGAGCGAGCTTGTTCACGTTCTGCGTTATGTGGCAGGCGCCGCCGGGTTTGAAATTGTGGAGCGAATTGTTCTCGTGGATAACCAGACGGGGAGGATTTATCGGTGAACAAAACAAAGAATGAGTTGGCCGATTATGCTTGGAATCCGGTGACAGGGTGCCTGAAAGGTTGTCGGTACTGCTATGCAAGGAAAAGCGCGATACGGTTTGCAAGCGATTGGCGCCGAAATTTGGCAGAGAGACCGAAAGTTCAGCAGGTGGGAGAAAAGCTCTTTGAGCTGGATACCCCGTGGGAAACGAAAAACAAGCACTTCCTGAACAGTCCAACGGGATTTCTGCCCACGATGCACAAATACCGTTTCGACTGGCCGCAAAAGGTCAAAGTTGGCTCAAGCATTATGGTATGCACAGACGGCGATTTATTCGGGCCGTGGGTTCCTGAAGAATGGATTCTTCAGGTGTTTGCGGCGGCTGATGAAGCACCCCAGCACCAGTACATTTTTCTGACGCAGTATCCGGAACGCTATAAGCAGCTTGTGAATCACGAGAAGCTGCCCCAAAACATTAATTTCTGGTACGGTTCGACAGCGACGGTCAGAGAAAGCAGCGTATGGGCGAACGAACACTATAATACGTTCGTTGCGATAGAGCCGCTCCTTGGCCCGTTTGAGGGCGACGTGACAAAAGCGTTCCAGAAGTTGAAGTGGGTCATCATCGGCGCGGAAACAGGCCGAAATGCAGGGAAGATCATTCCTAAAGCGGAGTGGATTAAAGACATTCTTGCGTCAGCGGATGCAACCGACACACCTGTTTTCATGCGGGGCAGCATGGAAAGCGTGGTGGGCGCTGAGAATATGCGGCGCGAGAAACCACAGCCGCTTCTTCAGAGAGTTCCCAGCGACGTGCAGAAAGAGCGTCTGTGGGAGTATTGCACGGTCTGCGGCAAGTACAGACCGATGAAAGAAATGTACGCGCTGCTCTTGCGCAGAAAACGTGGAGATAGCCCGGAGCGGGTGGCTTATATGTGCCCGGAATGCTATGAGCAGTTCAGCAGAGACAATTTTGAGAAAGGAAAAGACGATGAAGTTTGAACGAAGCGAAATTGGAGCGCTGTTCTCCAAGCTCCGAACAGCAGTGCCGGAAGTTCGCGCAGTGGGCAACGATAGCACGGGAATCCTGCTGAGTGGCCCGGATGCGTTCGCAACGAATTTGGATCTGAGCATTCGGGCAGAACTTTCCAGCCCGGTTCCGCAGGGCGTCGTTATTCCACCGCGTGGAGTGGATTTTATCAGCGGAGCAGTAGCCCCTGAAATCAACATCAACGTGACAAAGAGCGGGTTGGTCATAGAGTCCGGCACGGCGCAGGCACGGTTGAGCACGACGCCGGCAGAGAATTACCCCACATTTGATGGTCCGGGAAAGGATGCGAAGCGCTGCGTGGTGAGAGCGAACGATTTGAGCTGGGCCATCTCAAAGGTTCTATACGCTGTGTCCAAGGAGGATCGGCATCCGGCGCACAAAGGGCTGTGCTTTTCCCACAACGGCGACGATACTTTGGAAATCTGCGCCCTGGATGGGTACAGAATGGCCATCAGCCGAATCGACTGCACCGCCGATGACGATTTCAAGTTTGTGCTTCCGGCGGCAACGGCAAAGGCGATTGATACGCTGGGCCTTGATGGGAGCGTCAGTATTGAAAGAGACCGCAAAAAGGCCGTTTTCAGTGACAACAATTTTGAGGTAAAGTCTCGCCTGATCGCAGAACCGTTTCTGGATTATAGCAAAATTGCAGCCCAAAAGAGTGGGGGAACCAGAATCGTGCTTGACAGAAAAGAATTGCTGGGCGTTCTGGGACGCGTCAAACTTGCTCGGTCCGCAGACGCAAAGGAAAAGAGCACCTTGGTGATGGATCTGGAACCCGGCGGCACAGGTAGAGCATCGATGCGTAGCACGATTGCGCAGATGAATGAGGAATTTTCTTTCAACGGAAAGCTGGATGAGCGCCTGCGAATCGGCTTTAATCTGGAGTTCCTGAGCGAGGCATTGAAGTCGATGGAAGGAGACGAGGTCAGCGCATGGGTGGTCGGTCCTCTATCCCCCGTAAAGCTGATTGAGCCGCAGTATGAAGCGCTGGTGCTTCCTGTCAAGGTCAAGGAGGAAGCATGATGCAGGGTAGAACTTTTCGTGGGCAGTCCCCAGATGGCACTTGGCATGAAGGATTCTTGATTCGCTCTCCGGGTGTGAAGAACAGTCGCCCAGGTGAGGGCTGGTACATCAACTCCGAGCAAGAGCCGGCATACGCCCATCTCGTCAAGCCGTTTACGATCGGCATGAACACGACTCTGACGGACGGAAACGGGGCACCTGTTTTTGAGGGGGACATTTTGAAAGACGATCGATGCGGCAAAGATGTGATTTTTGCCGTAAGATACGGCGAATACATCGACTACGGCGTAGGCCATATCGGATTCTACGCAGAATTTTCGGAGAACCGAAAGGAGTTTGTCGAGCATGGTCTTGCAATGCCCGTTCTGCGGCGCATCTACCTATGAGGTTATGAGTGGTACGGGCGTGAAATGTATTCGGTGCACCAATAAGAGAACTTGCGGTGCCATCGTCAGTTTCAACAACAAAGACTGTGATGAACGCGGAGTTTCCCCGGTTAAGTACTTCAATCGGCGGACGGAAAGGAAAGTGCTCCAATCGGCGTGCGGAAAGGGAGCAAAAAATGAATCTGATTCGTGAAGTTCTTTCAGACCAGACGGTGACGGCGGTGGCATCTATCATCCTGATCGTGGCCGCGCTGCCTATGGCTGGATGGTCTTGGGCCGTAAATCAAATGGCCGGAAAATCGGCCGGAAGAAAAAAGGAGGGTACATGAAAGCGCATCTGTCGTTCCTGTGCAATGGTCAGTGTCGGTGGTGCAAGAACTACTGGGATTGCAGTAAGCACAAGAAAATCCTGGCAAAAATTTTCGGATGCAAAGATTGGAGATGGAGAATATGAGCAAGGAAATCAAACAGCAGCGCATGAATGCCCGTGATGAAGCGTCGCAACTGTTTTGCTGGTGCATCGTTACGGCCATGAACCAAAAAGAAGGCATTGGTGCGGAACAGCTTCGGCGGGCCTGTAATGAGATGCAGGCATTCCAAGCCCGCTACAAAAGTAAAATCGACTCTGGGAACCGGAGAACGGCCACTGAAGCCATGCGGGACGATTTAAGGGAAATCTGTGATTTCACGGTACGTCTGCCGCAAAATCGAGCTCCGCGTAATCACAGGGAAGAGCAACTTCGCATGGCGCAGGATGAGGGCGCTGAGATCGCATGGCTGGTTATGGCCGCGACGGCGCATCTGACGTTTGGCTTTGGCAAGGAGCGCCTTGCACGGCTGAAGAAAGGAGCCATGGACGACTATCGACAGTACATCGGATGGGTCAAGACAGACGGCGAGGACTGCGCCAAGGAATGGCTGAAGCGCTGTGTGGAACAGGCCTTGCGAGAAGAGCTTAAAGTGAACGACATCCAGAGCGGGAGCCGCCCGCCGAAGCAGTACTATTCGTCTGGAGTGGACATGGCGG